TACTTAATTTAGCTGGTGTGACTGTTCCATCACTTGGTGTTCCTATTCCATTTACTGAAGGTATATGAACTTCTATTGCTGTTGAATTTGGTGCCGCTGCTGTAAATGTTAGTGTTGTACCACTAACTGAATATTCGCTATGATGTTGATACACACCGTCCCAAAATACTGATAAGTAATTTTCATTTGGTGGAGCTAAAGATAAAGTATAACCTGTTGTTGAGCCATCTCCTGTAAATGTATCAATAGTTGGAGATACACCTACTACTCCTGCACCAACATGATGAACCACAATCTCTTGGCCTGAAACTATACCAGAATCAAATGTTAATGTTGTTCCACTTAAACTATATGAATTTTTATTCTGATAAACACCCTCAATAAAACAAATTAATTCATTTTCTGAGCTAGGTGTTGTTGATAATGTATATGATAGTAATGCTGAACCAGAACCTGATGCAGTAAATAAATCAGTAGTAAATACGGAACCACTTCCACCAGCTATTGTAACTTTATCAGTAGAAGCATCTGTTGTTAGTGTAATACCTGCACCAGCTTCTAAAGTTAATGTATCTCCTGTTGAGTCGGCCGCCACGCTTGTTTGGCCACTAACTGCAATTGTTCCAAATGCATTTGCACCAGTTGCTGAGTTTGTAATTGTAAGTGTATCTGTTCCTGGTGTAGTTGTTAATGTGATACCTGTACCAGCGGCAAAAGTTAATGTGTCAGTAGTAGAGTCAGCAACTATATTTGATTGTCCACTTACTGCGACTTTATCAAATGCATTACCACCTGCTGTTCCCCAGCTTAAATTACCGGAACCATCAGTTTTTAATGCATGGCCACTCGAACCATCCGCGTCTGGTAATACCCATATTTGGTCACCAGATAATGCAGGGGCCTCAAATCCTACAAAGTTAGAACCTTCATAGAATCTTAATTCTTTATTATCTCCGTCTAGTAATAAATTACCTGCTATACTAAAATCACTAGAAAAATCACCAGATGTACCGGTAAGTGCACCTGTTAATGTTAATGCTCCTTGTGTTGTAATCGCACCAACCATGGAAACAGTTTCTATCGTTGCACCACTTGCCGGTGCAGTATCAAATGTTAATGTTGTACCACTTACAGTATAATCAGTTTTCTGTTGATACACACCATCAATGTAAACCATTAAATTCTTTTCATCTGCCGGGGCAGTTGTAACAGTGAATGCCGTTGTTGAACCATTACCTGTAAATTGGTCAACGACAGAATTACCTGTTCCTATTGTTCTATAATACGCAACTATTTCTACAACGTTTCCACTAGGAATAGCATTTACAAAAGTAATTGTAGAACTATTTGTTTCAGCATAGTCAGTTGTTAATTTTTGTAATACACCATTTAGGAATACATCAACAGCTCCTGTTGTATAACTAAGTGTTTGTGAATTATCATCTGAGCCACTGAAAGCAGTTGTACTTCCTGATGTTGTATAAACAAATTTCTTTCTTATATCTGCAGCAGATGTACTACTACCGCCTGAAGATGCAAAAGTAATTGTATCACTACTTGCATTTTGTGTGATAGTCATATTACTACCAGCTACAAGTGTTAGTGTATCTGTAGCTGAATCAGCAACTATATCTGATGAGCCTGAAACTGCAATAGTTTTAAATGCTTCACTTACTGTACCCGTGCCTGGAATTGTAATTGTTTTTGTAGCACCAGTACCACTTGCTGTAACTCCAGCACCTACAAAATTTAATGTACCCAATGCAGTAGATAAGGCACTGCCTTCATCTTGTACTGTAATTGAAGAACCACCACCACTAGCAGCAATTGTTACAGAGTCGCCACCAGCATTAGTTGTAAGTGTTATATTTGAACCAGCAACTAATGTAAGTGTATCACTATTAGAGTCTGCAACAACATCACTTTGTCCTGATACTGCAATTGTACCAAAAGCATTACCACCAGCAGATATACTACTGAATGATAAATTACCAGAACCATCGGTTACTAATGCTTGTCCATTTGAACCGTCACTTGTCGGGTAAGTTAAACCTCTAACTATTAGGTTTGTATTATTTAAAAGTTGAAATGAATCAGACCTTAATCTTGCTGTAATTGTTTGTGAACCAGCTTTTATATTTGCAAATTCTAATATACCATCTTCTGAACCATCAGAAGCATCTTGTATTTTACCTGTAACTTTTGCAAATACAACTTCTTGGTCAGCATCGTTTTCACCTTTAAACTTAACTTGTCCTAAATAATCTGCATCAGCCGGTGAACCTGAATTTCTTTTTAATGTTAATACTGGAGCTGCTGTGCTTGAAGCTTCAGTTGATGTTAATAATAAAGTATCATCTGTATCATTATTAACTATTGTAACTGGGTGAGAGAAATCAAACCTATCGTTTGTTGCGTCCCAAAGTAATGTTGCGTCTGTTGAAGCACTTACTGCATCTTGTATTGTAATACCAGCACCATCTGCTGTTCCAGATGTATCTCCTGAACCTTTATTAATTGTTATATTTTTATCTGCAACATCTAATGTAGAACTATTAACCGTAGTAGTCGTTCCACTTACTGTTAAATTTCCTGTGATTGTAGCATTTCCTGCAACACTAATATTTGTAGATGTTATATCATCTGATGTTAATGTTCCATCTACTGTAACATTATTAAAAGTAACATTTGAAGATGTTGCAACTGCCTGTCCGATAGATATTTGTCCACTAGATATTGCTACACCAGTACCTGCAGAGAAATGAGCTCTTACTTCTGCAGCACTTGGACCTGTGTATGTAATTACACCTGTGCTATTATTATATGATAAAGAACCATCGCCGCCAGCATCTGTTACACTAATATCACTTAATAGTGCTAATGTACCAGATGAATTAGGTAATATTACATCAGGGTTGCCACTAAAGTTTGAATGTGCTGGAGCTTTTAACCTGACTCTGTGAGCATTATTTGATTCACAATAAAAATCTACTGAAGCAACTGAACCGGTTCCTGTTTTAATTTGTACATTACCATCTGATATTGTAACACCGCCCGATGAACCGTTACCATCTATTGTATGGTCAGTGGCCTCTAATCTTGCATCTACTCTAGCATTTGTAAAATATAAATTACTTCCTTCAGTTAAATCCCCGGTATCAAATCCTGTTAAATTACGAGTTAGAAAACTGGCTTTATTACCCATATATCCATGAGCTGAACATTGGTAATATAGACACATTGGTGTATCACCAGTTGGTACAATTTGTGTATATGCGCCTGAAGAACCAGGAGTTCCGCTTGTTGTTACGCCTGTAGTATAAGCAGTAGTTTTATCTGCTTCGTAATAAAATCTTAAAGGATGGCCTGAGTTTGAACTGTCTGATTGGTCAAACTTATAGGTATTTCCAGGCACCAACATTAAGTGTGGTGATTCTATACCGTCAATATGATAACCTAAACTAGAACCCTGATTATAATATTTGTGGTCTGCAGTTTTGGCTACAACCTTTACTTCGAATGATAAGGTTAAACTTTTACGAATTTTAAAATATGAATCTGTTGAGGAGCCGACTTGAATAACACTATCCAAACTACCCTCGGTAGTTTTCATATAGAGTTTACCGTCGTAGGTATTGAGCGCTAGCTCACCTAGATCTAAATTACTTGTAGTTGGAATAGCTCCAGCCGTAGCTGAACGCCTTAATTTAATATTAGTTTGTCTTGCCAATTTTGGCTCCTATCTTGTTCAATCCCTATATAGGGTTTATAAAATTTTAATCTGTTATATAACAGTTATTATTTAGTAAGTACCGCCGTCAATTATTACAGAAGCAATAGGAACACCAGACGAGTTAAACTGCATGATTGCTCCAGTATCCGAACTTGTAACAAAACTGATTGCTGTTCCACCAGCATTAGATGTAAATACACCTTTACCTGTAAATGATGATAAACCAGTACCACCATGTGCAACTGCAAGGTCTGTGGTTAATGATAAACTAGCTGCTGATGCTGCACCTGTTACGGATAATATATCATCAATAGTAGTTGTACCACCAGCCGAGTCAATTGTTAAATTACCCGATGTGGTATCAATCTCGTTATCACCTGTAATACCTACTTGGACATTACCTGCAAATAATCCACCAAACTGTGCATCATGGAATGGAGTAGAAGCATTTTCTCCGCCTGAGAAGTCTTCGTCTTTGGTAAATATAAATCTTTCTGTTTGTATATCAAGTCCAAAGAAACCATCTTTTACTGCCGAGCCATTATGATACTTAAACCTAACCCCTCTATCTAGACCATCAGCAGAAGAAGTATCTTTTGCCAATTCAATCATTGGGTCAGTTAATGTTGTTTGTGTTGAATTAACTGTTGTAGTTGTTCCAGAAACTGTCAGGTTTCCGCCAACTGTTAAATTACCTTGTGTTTCAACGGTATCTGATGAAGCATTACCTAATACCACATTACCGTTTACATTTAATGTTCCACCTACGACTGTGTTACCAGTGGCCTGTGCAACTGTAAAGTTACCAGCACCAACATTTAAACTTGTACCATCAAAAACAAAGTTAGCGTCATCTTCTAGTTCACCACCAGTTCCTGCAATAACAACTCTATTGTTTGTTAAATCTTCTACTGTGGCAGAAGCAAGGGCAGCTGATGTCGCAACATCTAAAGTTGCCACATCTAATTCACCAGTAATGGTTACATTATTTGGTAAACCTACTGTTATAGTATTACCGGAACCTGATGTTTCTATTTCATTTGCTGTTCCAGCAATTGTAAGTGTTTCTGAATCCAAGTCGATGGATAATGCACCACCTGAATCGCCTTGAATATCTAAATCTTGAGCAGTAACTTCGGAATCAACATATTCCTTAATACCTTGAGCTGTTAATAACTGGGCATCTGTAGGCGAACCTGCCATTGAAGTTTCTACACTTGTAACAACTTGACCCGAGCCACCTGAGCTTTCTAAGGCCAAACTTCCAATATTTAATTCTGATATATGTTTATTTGCATCTACAATTAATGCACTTGATGCTGTAGTTGTACCATGTACATGGTCAAGTAATGAAGTAAAATATTTACCACCGATTAAATCAACTGAAGCAGCGACACCACCTGTCTCTGTTCCTGTACCGATATATAATCTATCTCCATTATTTGCTTGAGTTCCAGCAACATACGAGTATGCAAACTCTCCGGTTTTTAGATTACTTGGGGCTGCGGTGGTTGAGCCCGTAGTTAAAATCTTAATTCTTGTTAAATTAGCCACTAGTATGTGCCTCCTGTTATATTAGTATTACTATTACCTATTAAAGGTGTTATATCAAATTTTGAAGTTGTTCCATTAAACACGAGAACGGCACCATCTGCTTGACCTGCAGAATTTACATCTGTTAAATCTGCTAATGAAATATTACCAACCTTTAGTGTTTGTGCAACAACTCTATTGGTATTTCTTCTAACTTTAGCCTTTATGTTTGCCATCTTATTGTGTTACCCCTGGCATAACTTCTAATTGTCCTTCTATTACTCTGTCTTTTAATCCCGCGCCAGATGTTATTTCTACATCATACACATACCTTCCAGCTTTCATAGCATTGGTCTGTGTATTAGTAAGGGATATATCCAATATACCTGCAGTAGCCGGGGACCTAACTGAACAAACAAAGTCTACTTTAGTGCTAGAACTATATGATTTTCTTATTTGTCCAGCGGCTGTAAACCCAGTTAAATTCAAAGCATTTCCATCAGTATCCGTTACATCTACCGCAAAACTAAAATCTGTTCCTTGGTCAATTGTTAGATTAGAATATACTGCCATTTTAAATCTATACCTCTTTATTTATACCTTTTAATTCCTCAATTTCAGCCTTTAATTCTTTAATTGATTCTATTAATAATGGTACCAGTTTATCGTATTTAACACCTAAATATCCGTTTTCTTGTTCAACTACTGCCTCTGGTAAAACGTGTTCTACTTCTTGTGCACTTACACCTACTTGTTTTACATCAGATTCCATATCTGAGTTTTCATTCCATGTGTATATAAATCCATTTAGTGAGCAAACTTTTTCAGTGGCATTTTCAATATTACCAAATTTTGTTTTTAATCTGTCATCTGATGATGCAATAAAGTCCACAGCAAATGCATGTGCATTAACATCTCTAGTTATAATAGTGTTAGCAGTTGCACTAGCTGATGATGTAATTGTGGCCGAGTTAGCTTGACCCGATATTGAACCAGCTTGGCCTGAGGTATTTTGGTTACCCGCTGTATTAACACCAGGTAAATTAATATTTGCACTACCATTAAATGATACACCACCAATAGTTCTTGCGGTTTCTAATGTTGTTGCTGTGGCAGAATTACCTGAACATGAAGCAGCTGTTGTTGCAGTTGCAGCATTACCAGAAATATTATCAGAAGAAGTAATAAAGCCAGCGCCATTTGTTAATTGGTTTGTGTTATTAATACCGTTAGTAACTGTAATAATATCATCAGCATGTGTTACATCAATTCCAGTACCACCTTGGATTGTAACTAAATCTCCACTTGTAACTGTAATATCACCAGATGTATCTGTTGTAAATGACCAACTACTATAATTATCTGCAGATGATGAGCCTGAGAAGCCTAGAGCAGATAATGTAATTGCAGTTGAATTTGATATTGCAGAAACGTGACCTTGAGCATCAACAGTAACTTGTGGTACAACAAATTGGCTACCAAAGGCACCAGTATTTGCTGCTTGGTTATTATGATTAATCGTTACTGCATTGGTAGAGACAATAGCATCTAATGCAGTTCCACCAGATACAGTTAATGTCTCACCAGAACCAATCGCATTTGCAGTTCCACTATCTCCGGCGATATCAAATGAACCATAGTTATCTGCATCTGATGCTCCGGAATATCCAAGAGCTGATAAGCTTATTGCTGTTTGGTTAGTTACACTTGTAATTCTTCCCTGAGCATTTACTGTAAATCTTGGAACAACAAATTGTGAACCATAAGTGTTTGCAGTTACACCAGAATTTGACAGAGTAAGTGTAAGTGTATCTGTACCAGCATTTGTGGTAGGAGTTATACCATTAGCACCTACAATATTTAAATGACCATCATTTGAATCAGCAACAATAGTTGACTGACCTGCTACTGATATATTTCTAAATATAAATTGGTCTGAACCTTTATCTGTGTTTGTAATTGTAATATTAATATCAGTACCAGATAAGGCACCTGCAATATCAATACCAGCTCCTTCTATGAAATCTAAATCTCTAGTTCCAGATAAATCGGTAGGAGCCAAATGACCAGAAGCTCCATTATTTGTTTTTATTTGTGGAGTAACTAGACTGTTAACAGTATCTAGTAATTGGACTCCATCCGCTTCCCATTGGTCCGTTGCAAAGTTATATACAAGTGAATGTGTACCAGTAACATTTGATGCTGAACCTGAAGGTGTAGATGTTCCAGTAAATAATCTTGTTTCAATACCAAATCCACCAGTTGTTGGTTCGGTACCTGTAGTACCAGTAAGTATTAATGTATCTTCTACTTCAAGTGTTGTAGTATTTAATATTGTATTAGTACCTTGAACAGTTAAATCACCTGTTACAATTAAATTATTTCCTATAGTTACATTACTAGGTAATCCTACTGTAACTGTTCCAGCATTTTCTGCAACTTCAACCTCTCCAGAGGTACCAGAGAATGTTAATGTTCCACCTAATGCAACTGGACTTGTATTGGAACCATCACTTACAGTGATAGATGAATTTGATAATTTACTGTTACCGATACTTCCTGCTAATTTAGAAGCAGCGATTGAACCGGCCAACATAGAATTTTCTACTGAACCAGCAGCAATAGTTGCTGTTAATGTGGCACTAGTTAAATTAGTTAATGTTGCATTACCTGTTAAATCACCTGCCAATGTAATTGTTGGGTCAGCTGATAATGCAAAATCAAAGTTTTGATTTGTTGAGTCCCATGTTACATCAATACCTGTTTCTGAATTATTTGATATTAATTCTTTAGCATTATAGAATGTTACTAAGTCTGCTGTTTCTGTAGTTGAACCGTCATTTAAACCTACAACACGAAATGCTCTAGCTGGTTTAGATGCAACTACAGATTGGTCAAATATTAATTGAGTATCTGGACCTAATCCAAAATTACTTCTTTCAAAAGCAAGACCTCTTTGAGCTATATTACCATCAAAATCAACAAACCCTGTATTAACAGATAATCCACCTGTTCCAGTTCTTAGTAATCCAAATCTAATATCTAGTGTAGTACCTGTAGGAAATTCTAAAGTATTTCCATTTGTAAATTGTATATTTGAATTAAGTGTTTGTTCTGACCCAGATGTTAATTTTAATCTAGCATCAACATCAGTATGTAATTCTGCAATTGCAGTAGATACTGTCGAGGCAGTTGTTCCCATTGCCCCTGCTGTGATTGTACCTAGTTCGGCATCATGTTCGTTTATTGCTGCAGTAAGGTTACTTGCAGAAGTAGTTAAACTCATATTACCGATATCTGATTCATGTTCATTAACTGCAGTTACTACGGTAGTAGCAGTTGTATTTAATGCACTTGCGTTTCCGACTTCCCCTTTAAATGAATTGATGGCATTTACAATATCACCTTTTGGACTAGGGATACCAGATGCAATTGCAGTTATATCTCCAATATCATCTTGTACTTCATTAATGGCCTCTATAACATTACCAGATACAATCTTTATAACATCGGACCCACTTGCTCCACTATTTAATTCTATCAAAGAACCTTCTGTAATTTCTACAGCATTTAATGCTCCATGATTTGCTGCAGTTATGGCAGTTGAATTATCCGAAAATCTTAAATTTGCTGTTGCAGAAAAAGTACCTGTAGCTGTTTTAAACCTTAATAATGTTTGTGAACAAGATAATACTGTTCCTGTAAAACCAGTACTCTGATTTAAAACTGTGCCCTCTGTAACTTCACTTACATCTGGTGAGTTAGAAATTGTTACATTACCTGCATAGTTTGGTATATGAAATCCTGCAGCAGTTAAATCCTGTGAAAGTTTTGTACCATTTTTAAATACATCTAAAACACCTACACGATATGACTCTGTTACAACTCTATCATGATTTGCTGCAAGTATAGTATTTGTTCCATCACTTAAATTTTGAGCTGAATTATATACACCACTAGAATTTTTAATTAATATTTTTGTTATGGACGAAGAAACAATAGTAGCACTAAATCCACCAGATTGTGTAACTGTACCACCAGCCGCAAAGCCTGTTAAGGACGATACATCATTTAATATAATATATCCAGCAGTATTATCTAATGTTTCTGCAGGTTTTATTTCAAACCTATAACTATCTTCAAAGTGTATTTGCCCTGCACTTGCATTTATTGATTTAGTTTTATCTAATATACGAGCGTCTAACTCATCTTGTGGCCCAAGGTGTAGTGAAACCTCATTGGCCTTCTGTCTGAATTCTTCAAGTGTATTAGTTTTTAATATTCTAGTTTCGTTTCTCTGTGCCATTATTTTTTACTCAAACCTTTTAATAAATTTTTTATTTCAGCAATATCTTGTTTCATTTGCTGTAGCTCTTTCTGGTCGTCTTTGACTCTTCGCAGTTGTTCCCTACGATTTGCAAAGGCATTAGTATTAGTATTTATAACTGCTTGAGAGGATTCAATCTTCTCAAAATCAGGCATACTATCTATTTTCTTTTTCTTTGCCATAATTTATCCTATGTCGCACATATTGCTCTGAAATCTCTTACCCTCGGTGGAGTAGATGAGATTGTTGAGGTCATTACTATTTTAAATTGTATAGAACCAAATGAACCTGCAGGGTCGATGTCATATCTGACTTCTGCAAAGGCAGTATCATTTGTTGGTATTGGTTCAACAGGAGTTGCTTCTACAAATGCTGTATCTTCTAAATTACCAGATGAACCACCAGGAAGTGTTCTATGGAATAACCTTACATTTGAACCACCTGGTCTATTAACATTCATAAATATTGTTGCAACATCAGCTTCTTCAGCAAGTTCAACTTTCTTAGTAATATATCTTGCAAGTTCTGTACCACCTTTAGAGGCAGTTTCAACGACACTTGAACTTTGACCTATAATATTTTGTATAGTATGTATTGAACATCTATTTAAATCAATTACAGGAGATAATCCTTCATCAGTTGTTGTAAATGTACATTTTAAATTAAATGATTTGGCCCCACCTAAATGTTGTGTTTCATTTATAGGTGATGCAATAAGCTTTGGTGCATTAAATTTAAAGTTTCTGTTTGGTAATATTTCTAATGCAGTCTGACTTTGATATGCAGTTTCTGAACCATTTACACTTTTTGCACTTGTGGTAGTTGCGTCTAGTTTTAAACTTGTACCAGGTAGTTGTATATTTTCAATAACAGGATATATAAGGTCCATATGCCTATTTTCTTGAGCTGTAACTGCAGTGCCTCCACCAGCACCAGACCCACTAGCAGTATCACTACCACCAGCTGTAAATTTATAACTGTCGTGAGTTATATTTGTAATTTGATGTGTACCATTTAAGTTTGCAGCTGCAATACCATTTGTATCCACAGCACCTGCAATTACTACCCTAGATGCAGTATCATACATACCATGATTTGGGTGTGTTACAGTAACAACACCAGAACTACTAGTTGTTGTAAATGGATTATCTTTTAATTTTCTTACAGGTATAGTATCATTTACTAAGTTCATATGTGCACCTGAACCTGAGAAAGAACATCTATTTAATTTAAATTTAAGGTCCTTACTTTGTTCTGGAGTCCATGTTGAAGCATTCTGTGAACTGAAGAATACACCATTGTATGGTTGTTTTGATATTCTGAAATCTGTATTTGTTAAATCAAATCCGCCCATCTCTGCAACATACACTTCATAATTATCTGATTGTGAAGTAATTACGATTGCATATTCTGTGTCTTGTGCTAAATAAATTGGAAAATCAAATGCAAAGTTTGTTGCAGTTGCCGCATTTGCAGATGTATTAATAGATGATGGATATAAAATTTTATCCGCACCTGGTACTATTCTTTGTGTTGGTATACCATTTTGTGTTGTTCTAATTGTAACCCTAACTGGTATCGAAGCATCTTTTGTTTTAAAGAATAAATCAACTGACTTGGCAAATATACCACCAGCTCTATCTATAAGAATAGTTTCTGCAACTGGGTCAACCCATGTAGTTGTTTCTGCAACTTGTGTATCAACTATTGTTCTGTCATCATTTAATTCTGACTGAACTAATCTTGGCACTCTTGTAGATACAATTCTACTTTCTACTGCTTCTCTTAAACCTTGTGCATGATATTGTGCCTCTGCATAAGATGTTTCATTATCTTTATTATTAGATGAATCATCTGATAACCTAAACTCTCTGATTCCTGTTTGGAATTGTAATGCACTATTTCTAGGTATTACAAATGAGCCTTCAATAACTCCAGCTGCATTTGATATTAATGCAGATGAACCAGATGGGTGAGCAGTTTCTCCTTCAAATGTATCAACATCGGTTGATGATGAAAATTGTGCGAAGGTTTCTTCTCTTGCAAAAGCAGATACATCTGTACCATCAAAGAATGGGAAGAATTTTGTATTTGGTTTTAATAATTGTGCCTTAAATGAAATCTTTCTTGACCTAATAAATGGTACAAAATTAACTTCTACAACTCTCTGTCCATCACTTCTTTGAACAGTATCAAATGCAAGTTCTGTTCTTAAACCTGACCTACTTTGGTTTGCAGTAGTAGTTGTAATAGTTGTATTTGTTACATTTCCAGCACCACCTGTTCTTCCTCTATCTCTAGCAATTCTTAATTCAGGTTCAAAGTCAAAGAAATCAAACCCTGGATTACCTAATGATGAAGTTGTTGTTTGTTCTACTTCTACACCAGCCCAGTTTGTTTCCCATTCGTTCCATACTGTACCTAAAATACCTGTTTCTTCTGCCATTTGTCTAAATTGGTCAAAGGAACCTGAGTCATTAATTATAACATTTGGTCTGACATCAGTTTCTTTCCATTCATCAGAATCTGGAGATAATTCTACAGTTCCTGCCCAAGTAAATACATTGTATGGGTTTACATTAGATGCAAATGATGCATAAGGTTGATTAATATAATTTGTTTCGGTAAATGGTAATGTTGCTATTCCAGCATTTAATACTACATTGGCTCCACTATCTGCAGACTTTCGAACTAAGTTTGTATTTCTTTCATCAAACATAGGTCTTAATTCTCCAGCAGCTCTATCTATTGATGCTTTATAATCTGGATTTGTTGGGTCACCAACACTATGGCCTCTGAAACCATCTACAATAAATCCATTCTTTAACCTTGTAAAGTTATTACCATCAAATAAATCAACATCAGCCGCTGACTGTTCTAGTAAAGATAGAGATGTATAGTATTCAACATTCTTTAATCGTTTATCTATACTACCGATATCGCGCATTGTATATCTACGGTTATCAATAATCTCTGGTTTTAAATCTTCTTTCTTGTAAATAAATGGCCTTGCATTTAAATTATAAATGGCCATTGAATCACTAGGAGTTTCTGGTGGTCTTGGATTGAGGTCAGGTACACCTGCTTGAGTTTTAAACTCACCACGCCTTGTAATATATAATTTATCAATCCTTGGCATAAAGTGTGTTACTTCAGCTGTAATTAGAGAGCCAGGCCTTGGTGGTTGTGGATTACTTGCACCCGTACCTGTAAAATCATTATCTCCGCCGTCTGCTGCATTTTCTTTTCTTGGTCTAAAATCAATACAATCTCTTAATGATAATACACCTTGTATACTTGCAAATGAGCCTATGGTATCATAGTCTGCAGCTGGATATGAATCTACTGAAAAATAATCACCAGACCCATGTTCGTAATAATCAAAATTAACTACAATATTACCTGTAACAGTAAAGCCTGATTTTAATATTACCTTACCAATATCATAGAAATTATCTCTTTGTCCGTTATCCAATGTAAATTGGTCTGTAATATCTACATTATTTGCGTCTGTTACTGAATTAATTTTAATAATATCAGCTTTTAATAATGATTTTTCTCCACTGGATAATGCACCAGCACTTGTAGATACTGTTGTTCTTGTTTTACTTTTATGTTGTAAACCTTTTTGAACAGTTGTAATAATTGTCATTTGTTGGCCAGAGAAACTGGTAGTACCACCAACATCAGAAATAGTCATGGTTAATCCATTACCACTGATACTGATTGTAGGTGATGTATCAATTACATTAGCACCTAAACCTATAATTGTTTGGCCATCATTTACAAATGTACCTTGACCAGAAGCAATACTAATACTATTACTACCAGATGTAGTTGTAAATCTTTGTTTAACTTGATAGATAGTATCTACATTAGATGTAGGGTTACCACTTCCATCTAATTCAAATAAAGTTTTTACAGCACTATATGGTAATTTAAATATAGATGTACTCTTACCAACATCAAATAATTGAGCAGTTGAACCTGCAATGTCACCAATAAATGGTGTTATTGAACCGGTACCTGCAAATGATTTAACAGCACTAAATGAACCACTTGTCATGTTTATATCAAATAGATATAATCTTAGTTCACTACCTACTATTTCTAATGCTTTGGCTCTTGCTGTTCCAACTTTATTACTATTTGATTGTGTACCTGCAATTGTAACACTATGTAAATCTATGTTTGTAAAATCATTAACATCTGGTATTCCCTTAACTGTTGAAGCAGTTAATTTAACATAGTTACCTACTTGTGCAGATGTTGTGGCCAGATTAACATTATTAGTTGCATCTGTACCTCTTGGCTTTTCTACTGTAACATATTTTGTAGTATTATTTTGTACACGGAAACCTTTTACATATGCAACTGATGGTTCAACACCTATGGCCAATCTATCTTTACCAAATGTAGTTGCTGCAGTAGTATTTGCCGCATCGCCATCTGCTATAATTTGTGCAGTGGTTTTAAATCCGAAATTTGTACCATCATTTAGGTATTCTCGGATATTTAATTGAAATGGTTCAACAACATAATCACCTGATTCCTCAAATGTTCTTCTTGCTAATCTTTCAGTTAATTCTGTGTCTGTATTTTTATCTGTTTTATCAACAGCAGTTTTACCATCTTCGATACGGACTAGAGTAATATATCTATTCTCTGTTCTACTTGCTATATCAAGAGGCTCTTTAATTAGTGTTGTTGATATTCTATATCTGTTCGCGCCTGGTGCAGAACTATTTGGAACACCTTGAGCATTATCCAATAAACTTGTATCTGTAGCAGATGTAATTTCTTCTTCTGCAACTGTTAATCCAACAATGTAATTAGGAGTATTTGTATATTTGTCTAATATAAGTGAACCACCTGGAACAAAAATAAATGTACCAGATATAAAGTAAACACCTTCTTCAATATTAATTGAGGAACCTTGTCCTGTTTGATTTGATATAGATGAACCGGAACCACCACCAACTTTACCATGTCTGACAGGTGTGCCGTTAGATGAAAATTCTTCGCCTGCTGCAAATACTGATGTGGTATTATTTGTACCAGAGTTAGTATACTTAACATATAATGTGTTAGGGTCTCCGCCTGATACAGCTGCAACAACTTCTTGAACCTCTGCAGTTACACCTGATGTTGCTCCTGTAATAGTTGTACCTACAAATTCACTTAAATAATTATCTGTATTTAATGAACCGGCAGTTGAATGAGTAAAAGATGATTCTATTTTTACAAAATCATATTCTACATTTAATGTAACCTTACCATCTATAACCCTTGAACCATCTTTAAAAGCAAACTGTCCATATCTGTCAATCTGTGCTTGTAATGCAGTTTGTAACTGGGTTAATTCTCTTGCTTGGACAGCAAACCCAGGCCTAAAAAGGACTCTGTGAAAATTCTTTGTTTCATCAAAATCGTCGTAATAAGGTGCTATGCTATATGTTTTAACTACTGTTGTTGCCATAAATTTATTTCCTAATCAATATTAGAATTCTATAATAACTTTAATATCTTCAATTTGTGTTGTTGTTCTGTTTATTGGCGTTCTATTTTCTAAAAATAAAACTTCACCGCTTGACCTATCAACCTCTGGTGCAATAGTTGCATTAGAAGATTTAAGGGCAAGTGCCGTAGTAGAAGTTTGACCTGTTACAGTTTCACCATTTGTGAAAGGAGTGTAACCTGTTTTATCGTTTTGATGATATTTAATTTTTCTATTACTACCACTACCATCAATTTCTACGACATATCCTTGAGCTCCTGAAGTACCACCTACAAGTAATTCATCTACTTGATAATTTGTAATAGTACCAGAGGCAAAGTCTAGTGTTTTCAATGCATTAAGAGTTGCTGCAGTTGATATTGTAGAAGTGCCTTCATCGAATGGGTCTTTAATTAACATGATTTGCCTAAAATCATTACCGACTGTTAAATCACTTCCATCGTTACCTATTAATTGTGAATTAACTGCTATAAAGAATGCACCAAGCTCTTCTTTAGGATTTACTCCATGACCATCTTTTGGCGCTAGCACTGCTCTTGCAGCTGCATCTCCAGATGAAAAAGTAATATCTGCAACTGTGTAATCTGTTCCTTTATTATTTACAGTTATACTTGCAACTTGTTGTGTTGAACCTGAGCCTGACATAACTGCAGTTGCAGTTGCACCTGTTCCGTCTCCTGTAATAGTTACAGTAGGTGCACTTGAATAGTTTGCAGTCCCGTTATTTGTTACTTCTATTCTTTCAATACCTTGTGCAGTAGCAGATGCCTTAGAAGCTGTCTGGTTTAAATATTGAGCATAATCTGACTCAGATAAATTAGCTTCTGCAGCAGCATTATTTAAGAATGCAAATGTTAATTGAGTATTATTAGCGACTGTAACATTACCAGCTGCTGTAATCTGACTTCCTTCTATTGAGGCTACAGTTGATAATGCAGAACCACCGGTTCCACCAGTATATATTGTTTGTCCTACTAATATATTATCATTTACTGCTGATAAAATAATCTTTGTACTTGATGAAGTGGCAGCTGCAGTTGTTGAAACTGTTTCCAAAGGTATTGTTTTAGTAGGCATAAATGAGTTTGTAAGAAACTTTTCTGAATCTGCAACAGAGATTGTATACATATATTTCCATGTATAACCATCTGACTCTGCAGTTGGGTCAGTAAGTGTTTGAGTTGGTTGGATACTTGAAGCACCACCACCTGCTTTTATACACTTATATACTTTAAATTCTGATGTTACTACATAAAAAGCTTTATCAAAAATATCAGCATCGTTTGAATCCCATTCAACATAACTTCTTCCTGAAGCCCAAGTATGTCTTGGTACTACATGAGCAATATCGGCTGAATTAATTTTCTTCATGCCAATCATGTTAAATCTTGCTTCTCCTATTTCGTCCAAATGGTCGTCTGGAGTAAACGGTGTAGTATCCGTTGTATCTGATGTCGTCAATGACCATACATCGGATTTTCCTATTGAGACATATACACTCGAACCGGCGATATCCTCTTTAAAATTTTGTGCGTTAAGCACTCTAAAATTGTTACTTACAATTGCTGCCATAATTGTTCCCTTCTATTCAATATCCACAAAACTGTTTGTGTTATACTTATTTATATCAGTTGAATCAAGGTTTTGTATTTGATTTGAACCTAAAAATTCAATTGTTTGATTACTGTTAAAAAGCCTAGGTGTATTAAAGAAATTACTAGGACCTCTCCTCTGTCTATACCCATTATTTTCTATAATTCCATAACTTGCATTTACAATATTTACTGTATGTTCTGGTAAAAATTTAACTGCTGTTCCAGTGCTAGTCATAATTGAACCAGTCGCTTGTCTTGGATTTATTTGAGTTGTAATTAATTGTTCTCCATCTGCAAGAGTTACATGGTTACATTCTACCGGTCTGGTATGTAACATTTCAGCAACTCTTTCCTCATTTTGTACAGAACTACTTATTGTGACTTTAGGGTCATCAATATATCCGTTACCTGCATTAGTTATATTTACCCCTGTTATTTCGCCCTTATATTTCTGATTATTTGGGTCAGATAAATCATCTTCTGCCTGAATTGTAAATTCTGCTGCAGCAGTAACATTACTAACTAATAAATTACCTTGCGAATCTTTTGATTGTGGTTCTGGAAATACAATAACTGGTGCAGTTTTATATTGTTTATTTGCACGACCATTAAATGTAACAGCTGCAACTTTACCTATAGCTACAGCAGGAGTTCCAACGGAACCAAATAATTGGTCAAATCCAAAACCTTCTCCTGTAATATTAATATTATCCACATCGAGTATACCATCTGCAGTTGTACCTATTGTTGCAACAGGATCTTGTGTTGAACCAGAACCTTGACCATTAAATGATACACTTAATGTTGCATTTGCCGCATAGCCAAAACCTACATCTGATATAGTTATTTTTTCTAATGCACCATTTAAAGAAGTTGCTGTGGCCGTGGCCGTAACACCAGTAAATTTATGAGTTGTGCCGGTTCCTACACTGGTAATATTAATTTCTACTTCTGGATTTGCTTGATTAGCAAGAGGTTTTAATTTAATTAAATTGGAACCAGATGTGTGTACTCTAAATTGAGCTCCAGAAGTTAATCCTCCAATTGCACCACCTGTTGTTGAATATGTAAGTGTTGCACCTACAGGAAATGCTGCCTGTTGAGCACCTGTTAATTGAATGGTATTATTTCCAACATTTACTATACTTGAACTACTTCCGTTAAAAGTAATATCGGCTGGTGCTGCAAAAGTAACCTGTGGTATACCATAATCCTTACCACCATTTACAATGGTAACCGAACTGACTGAACCGGCCGTTAATACAGGTGTAAGAGATGCCGCGGTAAATCCCGATGCAGCTGCACCATCAGCTGTTGTTATTGTTGGTACGCTTGTATAACCACTACCACCATTTGTCATATTAATAACATTTATAATACCATCTTTTAAATCAATAGAGAGTAATCCATTTTTTGCAATCTTGGCCTCAACCCCTGGTAGAAACTCAGAAGCAAACATTTCAACAAGTAATGGAATATCTTCAACACCTATAACTCCTGGTTGTGTACCAGGTAACGATGCTTTGTTTTTTGCTGCAGTTAATACATTATCTGTTAATTGTAAGAACAGTAATATTTCTGCAAAGTAAATAAATCCAGCAGGGTGAACAAGTCTATCAAAGACACCTTCCCAATCTGATAAATTTTTACCAGTTTTAATTAAATAACTAAATTTTTGAAACCTTAAACTATCCTGTATTTTAATATTATAACTCAAAAACCCTTTGTTGTCAAGGTATGTTCCTCTAGGCTCAAAGGTAATAGATGCACCATTTGATAAGGATACTGCAGTATCAAGAGTAACAGATGTGCCGTTTACTGCAGCGACAGTTACATTATCTACTCTTTTTACTGTTCCACCAATAAAGACGGAACCTAATTTTATATTTACATCTGCAGTTTGTACTGTGATAGCTGTAGAATTAGAAACAGCACCATTTACAACTGATGTAACAGCTGGTGGCTGTGACCAATTACCACTTGATGGTATAAGTGTTTCATCAAATGGAAATGCAACTTCTACATCATCATTAAATAATATTTGGAAAAATATTTCTATACTATCTGAACTACCACGCAGTTTGTAAAAATCTAATATTTGTTTATAAAGTGTTCTTTTATTTACAGTAACATTTCTAGGTATTGCTGCTGCAATTTCTTTTTGCATTAGCTCTAAATAATTAGAAGCATTTTCATCTATATTCATTGCCTCTTCAATTGTATTCATAACAAAAGAAGGCCCAGGACCTACCCAATTTTTAACTGGTGTAATTAATTTGGCCGTAAAATTATTACTTGAACTTAAACCGGATACTGTAAATGTTTTACCGACTTCCGATGTTAAGTTCGCAAGAGTACCTGGTAATTCGTTACCATTTGTAATTGCAACATTAATAGCATCAAGTGAAATAGTGGTATCAACCCCCGCAGGAGATGTAACAACTAAACTAGAGTCTGCACCAGTTTCATCTGTAAAGAATTTATTATTTTTATTTTCTGGGTCAGGTATACGAAATGTAACCTTTTCTTCTAATACAACTCCTGTAAAGGTTTCATTTTCTTGGTATATAAATTCGTCCATATTCATGAACGTATAATATGCTTCTAAAAATTTTTGTAATTGACCTTGGTCCTCTAATATTTCAGAAGGAATGAGTTGCTCAATTCTAATATTTTCTTTAGTGTCATGAAGACTACTAGATTTTTGCTGTATTACTCCTGGTGAATAACTTTTTTTCATGTTACTTTATTCTAGATGTAGTTGTATATGTGATTGAACCAGATGAACCTGATACTGCAATCGAATCAATCTCTGGTGTTATTATTACACTATCATTTTCAATGGATAATAATTGGTCTCTTTTAGGTGCAATGTCTAAACTATCAGGTACAATTGTAATTTTTATAGCCGATGTTGTATCTGGCCTAAAATTATTTAATGTTAATGTACCCTTCTCTGTGTCCATTAAACCAGCATCATTTATTACAGTAATATTTTGTTGTGATACTACTTTGAAAACAATAATTTTTCTATTCGTAGAACCTTCAATTGGTATATCTCCAAAGAAGCAGTCTTCGTTATTTATTTTAAATGCTGTAGATGATAATATAAATTTAGTTGAAGAACCTGTTTGATGAAAAGGTGCTGCAAATGTAAGTGAGAAATTATTATCCGAATTATTACTAGGTGTAATATTTTGGAACATTCTTGGACGCACGATTGTGTTTAATATAGCAGGGTCACTATTATCAATTGCACGAGTTAATTCTGAATGCCTAAACACTCCATCAAATTTATTTAAGTTGTTAAAATTGTAATCTGTGATAGTATCTCTTACGACCGATTGTAATTCAACCGAACTTCTATCTGTTAAATTAGGATTATATTTAAAGAATACATCTAATTCTAGCCTTGTAAAATTAGGGTCAACTATTTCTGGAGTAATAGAAACAACATTTTTACCTTTTAATATTGTACCGGTAATTTCTGTTTTTTCAGCCTCTGTTAATTTATCAGCAAGTAATGGTTTTACTGCTACATAAACACTACCAAAATCTGGTGGGTCATTATCTTCTCCACCCCATGTGGATATAGAATCAATATTACTAAATTCTCTTTTTATAATAGCTGCATAATCATCAGATGTTACGGCTCTATTTTGTGCCGCAAATGTTAAAGGTGCATTAAATCGAATTGATTCTGCAGTTTCTGCATCAGCACCACCAGCAGCGGCAGATACATTAGTAACTGTTATGCCGGCAAATCCACCAATATTATCTACCATAGTAAAACTGTTTGCACCATTTGAATCTTTACCATCTGTTACAACATAATCTACTGTAACAATATTATTATTTGTTGGTTTAAATCCGGTTACACCATCGCCAAAATATATTTCATAAAACCCACTTGCGTTTTCTTGTAGATAATAAACTTTAGATGTTGAATCAATACCTTTTAATGTTTCAAATTTTGTGTAAATATCAAAGGCAGTGCTTTCTTCGTTTTGTTGTACCCTTACTCTAAGTGATGATGTATCTGTATCAGTATCCGATAATTGGAATTTTTGATTTTCTATATCATTATCAACACGATATTTTAATTCTCTTAATGTGCCTTCTGCTATTGAAACATTATTAAATGTATAAGTTGTTCCGACTAAAGTTGCTTGTTGAGTTTCTAAAACAATAAACTGAAACTCTTCTCCACTTACCACTGAGGATAATTTTGCTCCTCTTGGCAAAGATAGTGTAGTTGGTATCGTACCACTTTCACCAGCAATGTTTACAACTATATTTACAGTTGCTCTTGAAGCTAATCTGGACCTTGGAACATATCCAAGCATTTTTGCCCTTGTTACAACATTACCTCTAATTTGAGCAGAGTCCAAGAATGCTTCATTTAACGAGTAATGAGCATTTAAAGCATTATAATGAGTATTATATGCAAGAACATCTAATAATACAGATAAACCTGAGCCATCGAAATCATAATCATTAAACTCTGTTTGCTGTTTTAAAAAATTCTTTAAATTTTGTTTGATTTGGTCGAAATCTAATTCCGTAACATTTAAATTTGTAGCCATATTATCTTAACCTTCTTAGTACTATCTCTACATCATTGACAGTATCTGTTTCTTTTATTCTAAATTCCACTGTTGCATGATATGAATTACCTTCTATATCTTCCTTAATAGCAATATTTAAAACCTCTATTCTTTTCTCATGCCTGACTAACACTCTTTGAATGTTTTCTTTAAGGTTCATCTTTGTTATACCACCCATGGGCTCAAATAACAAACCTCGTAAATTAGCTCCTAGTGAGGGCTGAAAAGGCCTTTCAAAGAAATTAGAAACTAATAAATTCCTAACTGCATTCTTTATTGCATTATCATCTTTTAGTGGAATTATATCCTTACGAATAGGGTGTATTTTTAAAGATAAATCTAAGTCTTTATGTTGTTTCTTACGAGATACAACCCTAGCTTTGAGTAGGTCTCCACTTATACTTTTGTCACTTAATATTGCCATATATCTATTTATACCTTTTAGTTAGGAGTTCCTGTAGTTCCACCACTATCTCCTGTATGAGTATGAGTATCTAGTACAATACCCTTACCGGTTATACTTTCTTGTGCTGTTATTGTTTTATCATTTGTCTGGGCCTCAGTAACATGAAGTGTCCCAGTAATAGTTGTATTGCCATCTATGTTTACAATATCATCAAATGCATTTATTGTAACACTACCTTCAGTTGATATATTAATAGTTGTGCCTGAACTGTGTAATAAATTAATTGTATTTTCTTTAGGATTTAGAGTTAGTGTATGAGTCTTAGCTTCTTCTTCCTCTGTTACAACTCCTGTGCTTTGGAGTATGGTGATTCCATCTTTATCTATGTTTAAGGTAGATGTATTTTTACCATGTTTTATATTAATTCTTTCAGCATCTAGTGTATTATCTAGCTCAATTAAATGTCCTGCTTCTGTTTTATGTACTTTATTTGTTGGTGGATTTAATTGTGCTTCTACTGGGGTATCTATTATACCTTCTGTTTTAGACGCAAAGGTTCCCATAATAACTGGGTCCTGTGCAGATGGTCCATCTTTAAAGAAACCAATCACCCATGAACCAACCATTAATTCATGATTGCCGCCAGTACCTTTAAATGAAGCCGTAGTATTAGGCATCATCACAGTAGCAAAGGGTAAATCCTCAGTTTTTAAAATTTCAATTTGGTCAGTATGATAACCATAACATCTAACCTTAACTCTATTTAAAAACTCTGGGTCATTTACATCTTCTACGGTTCCTATAAACCATGTAAACTGTCCTTCTACAAAACTATCCAGCATTAATATCTACTCCCATTGAATCTCTTTTTATTGTGAGCGCTTGCACAAACTCATTACTAAATCTATTATCTATTCTGCATATTATATATTTACCCGAAAGATTTTTATCAATCATTGTCGCTTCTTCTAATTCTTCAGTATCTCCAGCCTTAACTACATCTAGTTGAATTACTTTACCTACACATAATTCAAAGTCACCTGGAATTTGTATTTGTATTTCTTGTTCCTCTAAACCTTCAAACTGGGCAATCTGTTTTAAGAGTGTTGGTTGTAGTGGTTGATGATAATTATCAAACCCTGGGAATGAACCACTGTTTAAATTTACATGGTGATGTTTTGCATTTTTTAAATCACTATATTTTTGGCCTAATATTTTATCTTCATCACTAAAGGGTTTAAATTTATTTACCTTTTGTAACTCTTTATTATCATAATTAAATATAAACTTTTCAAATTTCTTTTCGGCCGTATCTATTGTAAATAAAGAAGACGCATATACACCCTTTGATATTTGAGTTAATTTACTAACTCCATCATTGCCTACAAGCTTTCTTATTCTTCTTCGAACCTCATCATATGATTCTGGTGTGCCTAATTCAAATTTAAATGTCGGTTTAAATTCATATGTATCATACACTTCTTCTTCTAAAAGCTTTTTATATGATTTTAATTTTATTCCATCTACAATATTTTCATAAAAATAAAAATGTGAACCATCTTCTGAGGCATTTCTTAATAACCATGATATTGCTGCAAGTGGTTTAAGTGTAGGGTATATTCCTTTTATTATTCCTTTTGATGATGAATCAATATCATGTTTTTCTATTGCTAAATCTTTTTTTACAATATCTTCTACTAAAGTTCCTATAGTATTTTTAAATGGTCTTTGTAATACCTTACCCTGGTTACTATATATGTGTGTAGAAGCACAACGAATTTTATAAAATTGTTTAGACGCAGTATGTCTTACATATCCAAATATTTCAGCAATCTTTAAATTTAATTCCCACTTTGCATCATCTTGTGAACTTTCTTTTTTAGGTGACCTTTTTAATAATATTTTAATTTCTTCGTTACCAATTAACTGTAATGTTTCAATTAAATTATTTGCGTCTATAATTGTAAACACAGCCTCTATAAAAGGATTATTTAAATCCTCAATGATATTAAACTTTGTTATAATACCGGTAATATCTAAGGTTTCATTACCATTAACAGGTTTATTCGGTTTAATCAATGCCTCGTGTAAAGTATAACTCGATGGAGTTAGAGATTCACTCGACTGTGATAGTAACCTAGATGTTCCTTTTGTTCCTGATTTAGCCATTTAATAATTCTTCAAATTTATCTACAAACTGTCCAATAGCTTCTGGATTTACATATCGTATTTGTGCTCTTGTATCATTTTCTTCTATTATTTGTGACCTATATGATACAAAGGAAGATTCATTTTCTGGAACACCACCTTGTACATGTGTATCTATTGTAATAGGTCTTTTCTTTGCGTCTCCAGTTTTAAAATAATAAAAAGGAGCCTCTGCATATTTAAATACTTGATTTGATGAAACAGTATCATCACTGGTTTGTCCTTTTATTTCCTCTGGAGCTATGAATGCACCGGTAACATTTTGAATCACTAGTTGTTGTTTGTCAGCATCTTTTTTTACAAGTGTGCCTGTAGCTCCACTTGTTGAACCTGTTATTGTTTCCCCTATTGTAAATCTAGCAGATAAAGAATTCCTGAAACCTTCTCCAGTCGGATTATCTGCATTAATAATTAAACCATCTCCTGTTCGTACTATATCTGGAGATGTAGTAATTACAAACCCTTCATATTCCTTTTGAATATAATCAAAAAGATTTTCTTCACTTAAAGGCCATGCTCTATATCCATCATGTAAAAATTCATTGACCACAAAAAATGTCCAATAAAAATCAGGGGTACCATATAGCCTTTGTGATACTATATCAGGCCTTTCGCCGTTTTTAACCTCATAAAACTTATACGCTGAGAAGTTGTCTAAGAACGCAGAAAGAGGCCTAACGCTACGGTATATGTCAACCATATTCTGTATTGTACCATCACGATTGAAATCATATTCTATTTTTGGAAACTGTTTAAAAAATGCCATGATTAATCTCCTGATGTACCTGGGTCTGGTTGTGAACTATTTGGCCTAGAATAATCATACATTCTTAAACCGGCATCAGTACTCTTAGTATATAAATCGTGTCGTGATAACATTCTTGCTTCACTAAATGATAGATTTAATCCTACAGATGTTGGTGCGTAATATGTTCCTTCTCCAATATGAAAACTATTACCTTCTGGATTAATTGTTACCTCTACTCCAGTCAAGAACGACTCGTGTATCATAGGCATATATGGATTTTCTTGTGCACCATCCATAAATTGTATTTTAAATTTAGGTGGAAATTTAGAAACAAAACCGGTTACTTCTGGATATAAGTATTTCCTAAAAAAGTTTTCTATCTGTCTTGCCTTTTCTTGTTCCTTTAATGATTCAGGTACAAGAACAAAACCAAAATTAAATTGACGCATATTTACTCTATCAAATGCAAGAGCAGTTTGTGGATTAAATGCAACCCCTCTATCGATTCCTATCTTTGCAGCTGTACCACCATCTATTCCAAATTTATCCATCATACCAAGTAAACCAACAAAAACTTCATCTGTTGTTGCCTCAGAGGACATTGTTTCTGAAGCATTATCTGCAGTTATACCTGATAATGCACTCGATGCCGCATTGATAACACCTAAATCAACTCCATTATAATTTGCACCATCACTAAACTGTAAACCTTGAGGTAGATATAAATGCACTGCCTCAAACTCTAAACCACTTCCTGCTGAAAATCTTATATTTGGATATCCACCTGTATCATCATTATCCATTTTTTCTTCCAATGCATCTGGAAAAATAATTGTTTTATCTGCCATACTTTTACCTTATAAATAATAATTTAAATATATATAGGTTTATTTATAATGGCTTACAGAGGGAAATACAAATTAAAGAAACCAGAAAAATATGCTGGTAATCCACACAAGATAGTTTATCGTTCGTTGTGGGAAAGACAAGCATTTAAATGGTGCGAAAACAATCCAAAAGTAACACTATGGAATAGCGAAGAAGTGGTTATACCATATAAGTGTTCTGTTGATAAGAAGCTTCACAGATATTTCGTTGATTTATTAGTGCAGATTGATAATAAAGAAACACTTTTAGTAGAGATTAAACCAAAATCTCAAACTATACCACCTAAGGTAAGAAAGAAAACAAAGAAATATCTCAATGAAGTATTAACTTTTACCAAAAATAACGATAAGTGGGAAGCAGCAGATGCCTTTGCTAAACAAAAAGGTTGGAAGTTTCAGGTATGGACAGAAGAAACTTTAAAAAATCTAGGCATCAAACTAATCACTTAGTTATATAAATAGATATATGGCAAGTTTATTCGATACATTACAAGCACAAGCATTCAGAGCTGGTGTACAAAGCAGAACTAAAGAATCACAAAAATGGTTTCAGGATAAAGTTAAGGGATTAACCGTTAACCGTAGGTCATTATTAAAAGATGATGCTTTAGAAAGAACCGGTAGAACGATTGCTGGTAGTATGTATATGTATTTC